ATGCGCGATCCTGAGCGTCGGCGCATTGTGCAATTGCAATTTGATTTGATAGAGAAGTGGTTTGTGCGTGAGCGCTCTAATGATCCTGGCGTTCTCAAGCCGGGCAGCACGATCGACGGCATGCCGACTGATCCGTTGCATCCCTGGAATCGGCCGCGGGCGGCATGAAGAAGCGAGTTAAAGTCTAATGCAACAGCAACAACTATGGCCGGCGGATCAAATAGAGCGGCGGGCGTTGACGACGTTGACGCCTTATGCGCGCAACGCTCGGACGCATTCGGATGGTCAAATCGCGCAAATTGCGGGGTCGATACGCGAGTGGGGTTGGACGGTACCGATCCTCGTCGATGAGGAGGGGTCGATCATCGCTGGGCATGGGAGAGTCTTGGCTGCGGTCCGGTTGGGGATCGAAGAGGCGCCGGTTATGGTGGCTCGTGGTTGGTCGGAGGCGCAAAAGCGTGCCTACGTGATCGCCGACAACAAGCTCACAGAGAATGCGGGTTGGGATCAGGAGCTCTTGCAGTTGGAGGTCGCCGATCTGACCTCGCTTGATTTTGACGTCGCCTTGCTCGGGTTCAGCGATCAGGAAATGGCGAGGCTTCGGTATAGCAATGTTGGGCTCACTGATCCCGATGACGCGCCGGCCGTACCACTCAAGCCGATCGCGCAGCTGGGCGAGAGGTGGGAGCTCGGGCGGCATCGCTTAGTGTGTGGCGATGCGACGAATGCGGATGATGTAAAGCGGGCCCTGGAAGCCGTGCAGCCGCACCTGATGGTGACCGATCCGCCTTATGGGGTCGACTACGATCCGAACTGGCGTGCGGACGAAGCGAAAAAGGGGCATCTGGCTTATGCGCCCACGCGGGTCGGCGAGGTCGCGAACGATAGCCGGGTAGATTGGCGTGAGGCCTGGGCGTTGTTTCCCGGCGACGTCATCTATTGCTGGCACGCTGGTCGGTATGCGAGCCAAGTGCAGGAGTCGCTGGAGGCGAGCGAGTTTGAAATTCGATCGCAGATTATTTGGGCCAAATCAAATTATCCAATCTCGCGTGGGCACTATCATTGGCGCCACGAGCCTTGTTGGTACGCGGTGCGCAAGCAGAGCACGGGGCATTGGCAGGGTGCGCGGGATCAAACAACACTCTGGCAAATCAATCTTGATCGCAATGTCGAGGGTGGCCACTCCACGCAGAAGCCGGTCGAGTGCATGCGGCGGCCGATCGAGAACAATTCTTCGCCGGGTCAGGCGGTCTATGATCCGTTTGTGGGGTCAGGCACAACGATCATCGCGGCGGAAATGACTGGGCGCTCGTGCCACGCGATCGAGCTCAATCCTGCCTACGTTGACGTCACGATCGAGCGTTGGCAAAATTTTACTGGCGAGAAAGCTAAAAAAGCGAGTTGAACGATATGTCCGGGCCGCCTCGAACACCTACGCATTTGCGATTGCTCCGCGGCAATCCCGGCAAGCAGCGCATTCGCCCGGAGCCGGAACCGGCACGGCTGGAGAAAATTCCCGAGCCGCCCAAATTCGTAACCGGCTATGCCGGCGAGGAATGGCGGCGGATCGCCGAGGAGCTCTATCACCTCGATTTGTTGACTGCGGTCGATATCAATCCGCTCGCCGCCTATTGCATGGCCTATGCCCGTTGGCGCACCGCTGAAGAAGCGGTCGCTCGGATCGCCGCCAATGATCCCCTCATGAGTGGGTTAGTGGTCAGGGCGAAGAACGGCACGCCGATGCAAAACCCGCTCGTACTAACCGCAAACAAAGCCGCTCACGACATGGTGCGTTATGCCGCCGAATTCGGACTTACACCCGCCGCTCGATCCCGGATTGCCGCGGGCATCCACACCGAAAGCAAAGCGAGCAAATTCGACGGGCTCCTCGCCGGTTAAGCGCGGCCCCGCCGGACGTGCGCGGGCGGCGCGGGTGATCGAGTTCATCGAACAGTTAACGATCCCCAGCGGCAAGGGGCAAGGAAAGCCGTTCAAACTCGCGAAGTGGCAAAAAGACTTTATTCGCGACGTATATGAACCACACATCGGTTCCCGCCGTGCGGTGCGCCGGGCGATCCTCTCGATCGCGCGCAAGAACGGCAAAACGGCGTTGATCGCCACGCTCGCGTTGGCGCATTTGGTCGGGCCCGAGGCGATACCGAATGGGGAGATTTACAGCGCGGCTAACGATCGCGACCAGGCCGCCATCGTATTCAAGTTCGCCAGGCAGATCGTCGAGCTCGAACCCGACCTGCTGGCGAAGATCGAAGTGATCACCTCGACCAAAACCATGATCGGACGGCGCACCGGTTCGGTCTACCGCGCCATATCGGCCGAGGCCGGAACCAAACATGGCTACCTGCCGAGCGTCGTGATTTATGACGAGCTCGCGCAAGCCAAGAGCCGCAGCCTATACGATGTGCTCGATACCTCATTCGGCGCCGCCGACGAACCGCTGTTCATCACGATTAGTACGCAATCGAATGATCCCGAACACATCCTTTCAAAGCTGATCGATGATGGATTGTCGAAAAGCGATCCGACGATCGTGTGCCACCTCTATGCCGCCGACGAGAATTGCGACCTCGACGACAAAACTCAGTGGGAGAAAGCCAACCCAGCCCTCGGGGATTTCCGCGACTACCAAGATTTAGCCTCGGCCGTGGCCAAGGCCAAAAGAATGCCGGCCGAGGAGCCAAAAGTCCGCAATCTCTTTCTCAACCAGCGGATTAATCCGTCGGCAACGTTGATCTCACACGCGGAATGGATGGCGTGCATCGATCCACGAACAATCGCCGAAGGTTCCGACGTCTACCTTGGCCTTGACCTATCAAGCGTGGCGGACTTGACCGCGCTGGTGATGGTGGCCGCGACTGATCCGGCCTATGTGATTCCGTTCTTCTGGAAACCTGGCGACGTGTTGGTCGAACATTCCAATCGCGATTTTGGTTCCGGCGATCGCCGCTATGTGCAGTGGGCCGATAGCGGGCACTTGTTGATCTCACCGGGCCGCAGTATTGATCCGACCGTCATCGCAACTAAAATCGCCGAGCTCAGCACGTCCTATCGTATCCGCGGCCTCGCTTATGACCGCTGGCGCATGAAGGATCTACTACGCGAATTCGACCGCATCGGCCTGACCGTCCACGAGGAAGGCGAAAAAGGCGGCGATGGTCTGCGGCTCGTGCCGTGGGGTCAAGGGTTCAAGGAGATGGCGCCGGCAATCGATGCACTCGAGCGCGCCGTGCTCGATCGGACGCTCCAACACACCTCATCGCCGCCGCTCAATTTCTGCATGGCGAACGCGGTCGTCACCATGGACCCGGCGGCTAATCGAAAACTCGACAAGGACAAATCTCGGATGCGTATCGATGGCGCGGTCGCCCTCGCCATGGCGATGGGCTTGCGATCGCGCGACCGCTCCGACAAACCAATAGATATTGAGGCCCTTATTGGGTGATGGCAACCAACACAATCACCCTGCAGATCGGCGGCGCGCTCGACCTGATCCTGCGCCAGCCCGAACCTGAAATAGAAACAATCGTCACTGTCCGTTATCAAGGCTTCACCGCAAAAGCGAAGGGGAACCAGATGGCCTATACGCTCGGCAACGATCACTTTATCGAAGTCAAAGTCGCGTACGTGGACGCCGCGGGAAATCCAGCAGTCGTTGATGGTGCACCGGTTTGGTCGAGCAGCGATCCGAGCGTGCTCGCCGTGGATGTCGATGCAGCCGATGCTTTCAGCGCCAAAGTCACGCCGGCCGGGCCAGCCAGAACCGCGCAAGTCAAAGTCTCGGCCGACGCGGATCTCGGCACCGGAACCCGCGAGCTCATCACCTTGCTCGATGTGGAAGTAGTCGCGGGCGAGGCCGTCGCGGGCACCATCAGTGTGGTTGGTGATCCGCAGCCCAAATGAAGTGGTGGGAACGGCTACTCATCGTGATCGCGTTGGCAGCGGTGATGTTGATCGTCTTCGTCATCTTGTTTGAATTCCCGGCGCAGCATTGAAGAAGGAACCCGACCATGCTTGATGTTGTTCGTGAACGAGCGCCGGTCTTTAGCCCGCGGCGCGATCCGCCCCCGCCCGGCAACTTGCTGATCCGGTACATCACGGCGCATGCCAAGGCGTTCATTGGGCGCATGCCGGTTGAAGCAGTGGCGCAAGAATGGTGGCCGGACGATCAGGCCTTCGGAATGTTGGTGCGGGCGACGTCGACTCCCGCACAACTCAGTCAGGCCGGTTGGGCCCAGGAGCTCGGCCGCCGCGTAGTCAACGATGCGCTCGGGGTATTGTTTCCGGCATCGGCGTCGGCCGCGCTATTCAAAATCTCGCCATCGCTGACGTTCGCCAATGAGGCCGCGATCGCGGTGCCGGGCTTTGCCACGGGTACCAGCGGCAGGACCAGCAACTTCGTCGCCGAACGGCAACCGATCCCGGTCTTTCAACCCGCGGTGTCGGGCGCAACGCTGCTGCCTTACAAGCTCGCGGGCATCGTCGTGGCGACCCGCGAGATGATCGAATCCAGCAATGCCGAGGCGCTGATCACAGACCTTGTGGTGCAAGCCTTCGGACGCTCGCTTGACGAGGTTTTATTCGATAGCAATCCGGCGCAGGCGATGCGGCCTGCTGGCTTGCGCTATGGCGTGGCGGCAATTACGCCAACCGCTACCGCTTCGGATGCTTGGGGCAATTTTATATCTGACGTCAGCAAACTTGCGGACGCAGTGGCGCCGGTCGCTGGCAACGCACCGATCGCATTCATCGGCTCGGCCGGCCGCGCCATGCGGGCACGCATCTTGGGCCTCGATGACGAAGAAGGCGTCAACGTATACGGCTCCAACGCGGTCATTAACGATTTTCTGTGCGTGGCCACGGCCGCGCTGGTGTCGGCCGTCGGCGTGCCCGACGTCGAGGTCAACAAGGTCGCCACGGTCACGCTCGACGACGCGCCGGCCAATGATCCAACCACACCCGTCAGCCCATTCCGATCGCTGTGGCAGACCGATGCGTTCGGCATCAAATGCCGTTGGCCGATTTCGTGGACCATCCGCGACTCGCGCGGCTTTGCTTGGATGACGCCGACCGGTTGGTAAGATGAACAAATCACAGCACTACGGCCAATTTGATGCGCCCGACCTGGCGCCGGTCATTGCGTGCGAGCGTACCGCGACCGGTTGGCGCGGCCTGACCGAGGATGGCGAAATTCTCAACGTCCATGCGCACATCAATGGCTCGCCGGTGCTCATTCCCGAGCGCATTGCGATGACGCGCAGCGGGCAAGTCATCGGCTATCACGCGGTCGCGATTGAACCCAACGAGGGCGTCATCGCGGACTATGTGCATCACCTCGACGCCTCGAGCGCAATGATCCGCAAAAATGAAGCCGCGCAAGCACTCGCGGAAATCGATGTCGCCCTGAGTTGCGCCCGCACGTTCTTAGCGCGCTACAATCGAGCGATGATTTTATTGCAGCTTGGCCGATGGCAGGAAGGCTTTGACGAATTGACTGTGTGCGAAAGCACGTCGCCGCTGTTCATGCGGCCGCAATTCGCCGCTGCGATAACCGCCGGATTCGAGCCGTGGCTAGGCGAGGATCTCGCTGGCAAGAAGTTGTTGCTAATCCACGATCATGGGTTCGGCGATACGCTCATGATGCTGCGGTGCATGCCGCTGTTGCGAGCGATGGGCGCCGAGGTGGTGCTGCAGGTGCCCGCCGAGCTGGAACGCTTGGCGAAGCAGGTCGTGCGGGTCACGCGCGAATTGGTCGACGCGGATTATGTCTGCTCGATCTTGATGCTGCTGGCGCACCTCGGTGACGCGGTTCAGAGCCTGAACTCGACGGGCCCTTATCTGCAAGTCGATGAGACGCTGCAGGCTAAGTGGGCTCGAGA